ACGCTCACGACACGCCCAAGTTATCCACATGCTTGACACGCATGGTACTCTCACGGCTAGAGCCCATCAAGGGCTCAGAGCAAGCCTGAAAGGCGTAGCTTGCTCGGTAGCCATCGCTATTGGGATAGCTCTATCTATCGGAGCTTCGCCCGCAGATTCAGCGCCAATCAAGACCATTGATCCAAAGACTTATATACGATTTAACTATGAAGATAAGCAAGCTTTATGTCTAATTAGATTATATGGAAAAGAATCAGCATTTAATCCAAGAGCTATAGGTAACCTATCTGGAGCTAAACAAGCCTATGGAATACCGCAGCTAAAGAGTAAGCACATACAACACTTATCAGCCTTAGAGCAGTTAAACTATGGATTTAAGTACATTGCTCATCGCTACGATGGGCTACCATGTAAGGCATGGGAGCATTGGCTCAAGAAGGGTTGGCACTAGATGTGTGATTGCGGTAGTGGATTTAGGTGTAAGTACTGTGGCTACTAAGAAAGGCGACCCTAGACTATCTAAGAAGTATAAGGAAGTGCGGCTCAAGAAGCTGGCACAGGATGGATGGGTCTGTTATTACTGCGGTTATGAGGGCAAGGACATGACTATAGATCATGTCATACCAGTATCTAAAGCACCGGAGCTAGCTATTGATATTTCCAATATGGTGAGTGCATGCAAGCCGTGTAACTCACGCAAGAACAAGAAGTCACAAGGCGTTTTTTTAGAGGAGATGCGTACCCCCCTTGATTTTGGTTCCTTCCTCTCCCCAACGCAGTCGGAGATACCCCAGAACAGTCCGTTTCTAACCAGACCAGTCCAGAACTAACCCGATGCCAGCCGTACGCAAACACGCTCTTAGGGGGTCAACCAAACCAAGACTCCAAAGCATCCCAGTTAAGGGCAAAAATAAGCTTCAAGATGTCAAAGACTTATGCACGATAATCGGCATCGATTTATTACCGTGGCAGGAGCATGTGCTCAAGGATATGCTCACAGTCGACAAGGCTGGCAACTGGGTTCGTAAGACTAACCTGCTTCTGATCGCTAGACAGAACGGTAAAACCCACCTAGCTCGTATGCTTATCTTGGCTCACCTGCTCAAGTGGGAGTCTAAGAATGTCCTAATCATGTCATCGAACCGCTCGATGGCGCTAGATACCTTTCGGCAGATAGCTGGAGTATTGGAGAACAATGACCACCTTAAAGGATTCGTCAAACAGATTCGACACGCTAACGGAACTGAATCGATTGAGATGCTCAATGGATCGCGCCTTGATGTTGTCGCAGCAACTCGAGATGGCTCTCGAGGAAGAACTGCAGATTTCCTCTACATCGATGAACTCCGAGAGATTACTGAAGAAGGGTATCGAGCTGCAATACCAACTACGAGAGCTAGACCGAATAGCCAGACACTTCTCACAAGTAACGCAGGTGACGCTTTCAGCCTTGTCCTCAACGGCATGCGAGAGCGAGCGCTAGAGAACCCGCCTAAGTCTTTCGGCTTTTACGAATATTCAGCGCCACAGTATTGCAAGGTGACAGATCGTCACGGCTGGGCTCAGGCTAACCCTGCGCTCGGATATACCATTACAGAGGATGCCCTTGAAGAAGCAGTTGCAACTAGCCCTATTGAAAACACCAGAACGGAGCTCCTTTGCCAATGGATTGATTCTCTTAGCTCTCCTTGGACTCATGGCTCCTTGGAAGAATGTAGTGACTCTGACATGGCGCTTTCAGTCGGTGCTTACACGGTATTCGCCTTCGATGTCAGTCCATCTCGTAGAAATGCGGCTCTGGTTATTGGGCAGATTCTCCCAGATGGTCGAGTTGGAGTTGGTCTTGCGCAAACATGGAGCTCGGATGTTTCGGTCGATGAACTCAAGATAGCTGCAGAGATTAAGGCATGGGCTGACCAGTACCGCCCACGATCTATCTGCTTTGACCCTTATGCCACCCAGTCGATTGCAGACCGCTTAGCCAATGCGGGTCAGGTAATGACCAACATCTCTGGAGCTCAGTTCTATACCGCGTGTACGGACTTAAAAGATGCACTTGATAACAGGCGCATGGTTCACTCAGGGCAAGAAGAATGGGTGCAGATGATGAACAACTGCGCAGCTAAGACCAATGACTCTAGCTGGAGAATTGTAAAGCGTAAAAGTGCAGGAGATATATCAGGAGCGATTGCAACAGTCATGGTAGTTTCGACACTATTAAAACCACAACAAGTTGCGAGCATATTTGTCGAATAGTCGTGTATAATTGAGCCCTATGGGTATCTTCTCGCGTAAGCCAGCAATCATCGAAGCGCAAGCCGCTCCACAAGTCATGGGCGAGAACTTACCCTCTATTTACAACTATATCATTCCACGCATCTCACGCAAGGATGCTATGAGCGTTCCCTCTGTAGCTAGAGCGCGTAACCTTATCTGTGGAACCGTAGCATCTATCCCGCTAGAGTATTACAACAAGTCAACAGGCGAAGTAATTGCTCCACCACGTTGGATTACACAACTTGCAAAGAACCAGCCAAGTTTTGTAACTCTCACATGGATCGTAGATTCTCTCCTGTTCTACGGCATCTCTTACCTTCGCGTTACAGAGCGTTATGCAGAAGATGGTCGACCAGCAGCGTTTGAGTGGATTGCTAACGCTCGCGTTACATTCACAACAGACCTTGAAGGCATCATGGTCACACAGTATTATGTCGATGCAGCACCAATTGACATGAATGACATTGTAACTATTCAAGGATTCGATGAGGGCGTACTAGAGCGAGCATCACGCACAATCCAGTCAGCTATTGACGTAGAACGCGCAGCTGCTCTTAATTCTGCTAACCCACAACCAGCAGGATTCCTTAAGAACTCTGGAGCTGATTTACCAGCTGCCGAAGTATCAGGACTCCTTGCCGCTTGGAAGCGCGCTCGTCAAAATAACTCCACTGCTTATCTCACATCTACTTTAGATTATCAACCTGTGTCCTTCTCACCTAAGGACATGTCATATAATGACAGTATACAAAACCTCAGTACCCAAATAGCCAGAGCTATGAACGTACCTGCTTACTATCTTTCAGCAGATCAGAATACGACAATGACCTATGCCAACGTTCAAGATGAGCGCAAGCAATTTTATGCGCTATCTATCGAGCCTTATATTCAGGCAATCCAATCTCGTTTTAGCATGAACGATATCTCGACTGCTGGACACGAAGTTCGCTTTGCAGTCTTTGATACATTCCTCAAGAACGACCCACTTGTAGAGCTTCAAGTAATTGAGAAGCTATTAACTTTAGGGCTAGTTACTCCAGAGCAAGCTATGGAAATGACAGACCTAACTCCTAACGGAAGCGAAGGAATCAGCTAAATGGAAACCCTATATATCGAAGCAGCATCTATTGAGTGCTCAGAAGAACGTCGTGAAATCTCAGGCAAAATTGTGCCAATGGGTACAGGCGAGATTGGCAACACCAACCTCGGTGGCGTTGTCTTTGAGGCTGGCTCGATCGACATCGCTGATGTATCAAAGATTCGCCTTCTATCCCAGCACGATATGAAGAAGCCAGTAGGGCGCATGATTGCCGCTGATGTTCGTGCTGATGGCATCTATGCAACATTTAAGCTTTCACGATCATCAGGCGGTAACGATGCACTCGTTATGGCACAAGAAGGCTTGGTATCAGGATTATCAATCGGTGCAGAGATTATTGCATCTAAGCCATCACGCGATGGTCACACAGTCGTTTCATCGGCTAAATTACGCGAAGTTTCTTTGGTAACAGAGCCAGCTTTTAAGTCAGCTCAGGTGCTAGAGATTGCAGCAGAAGAAGTTCTTCCTGCTGAAGAAACCCAACCAGAAAGCGAGCCAAAAGTGGAAGAAACCACTCAGGTTGAAGCTCCAGCAGTTGAAGCAGCAGCAGTAGAAGCGGCTCGCCCAACAGTTGCGGCATCACACTACGTAAAAGAGCGCACAGCTCCAATCACATCAGCTCAGTACCTAGAGGCATCAATCAAGTCAGCACTTGGCGATGATGAAGCCCGCCGTACAGTTCGTGCAGCTGATGATTCAACATCAACAAACACAGGACTAACACTCCCTCAGCACCTCAACACATTCATCACAGATACCTTCACAGGACGCCCAGCTTTTGAAGCTTCAACTCGTCAGGCACTTATCGACAACGGTATGAGCTTTACAGTTCCACGCCTTTACACAAATGCATCAACTCCAGATGTAGCACCAACAGTTGCAGACACAAACGAAGGTTCAGCTCCATCAGAAACAGGCATGACATCTGCGTATGACACAGTTGACATCAACAAGTTCTCAGGATTGCAGCGCGTTTCATTCGAGCTTGTAGATCGTTCATCACCTGCGTTCATGGAACTCATGATGGCAGAGCTTCGCAAGGCGTATGAGAAGGCAACAGATACTGCTCTCCTTAACGCTTTCATCGCTAGCGGTACAACTGCAGCTACAACTGCGGCAACTGCAGCAGGACTCCAGAGCTTCATTTCTGTAGAAGGCGCAGCAGCTTACAAGGGAACTGGTGGCGATTTCGCTAACAAGCTTGTAGCATCAACAGACCAATGGGCTGCTATCACAGGATACGCAGACACAACAGGTCGCCCACTCTACTCAGCACAAGGACCAACACAGAACGCAGCAGGAGCAGCTCGCTCAACTGCAGTAGTTGGAAATGTTCTTGGAACTGACCTCATCGTGGATCACAACATCGCTGCTTCTGGCGTAATCGATAACTCAGCGTTCTTGGTTGCACCATCATCAGTTTATGTCTGGGAATCACCAACAACTCAGCTTCGCGTTAATGTTCTTACATCAGGCGAGATTGAAATCAACCTTTACGGTTACCTCGCTATCTACTTGGCTAAGTCAGGTAAGGGCGTTCGTAAGTTCAACCTTACATAATAGCAACACCCATTAGAACGGCTGGGGGCAGGTGCCCTTCCTGCTCCCAGCTCTTATGAAAGGATAGAGATGAGTTTAACAACAGTAGCCGAGCTTCGCTCAGCCCTTGGCGTTGGCACTCTCTATGCGGATGCAACACTACAAAGTGTTTGTGATGCCGCTGATAATGTCCTATTGCCTTTCATATGGGCTAACACTAACTTCGCTATCGGGCACTCAAACGTCGGTACAGTAGGCACTCTCTACTTTGATGAAGATGTAATTAAGACTTATTATGTAGGACAAAGCGTAGTTATCACAGGCGCTGGTTCACACTTCAACGGCAATAAGACAATCACCTCAGTAGGTGAAAAGACAATTACCGTAACAACCAACCATGTCAGCGATACTCCTTATCACCCATTCCAGCCTTTCGCTACAGTCGCAGCTTCTACCTATCTAGATCCATCAACAGTTCCAGCTATTCAAGAAGCTTCCCTTATGGTTGCCATCTCTATCTGGACAAGCCGTCAGACAAACTCAGGCAACGGCATGAACCCAGACGGCTCAATCGGCAACATGTACGCCATGAGCTCCCAGCTTATTGCTCGTGTCAGAGGATTGCTCAGCCCATATCTCGACCCGAGAAGCATGGTTGGCTGAACATGGCAGCTATATCAACCCTCAGAGCTTCTATAGCGGCATCACTAGTAGATAACTCTCTGTATCAGGTATTCAGCTACCCACCAGCTACGCCTATCGCTAATAGCGTGATTGTGACTCCTGCTGATCCATACATCGAGCCATCTAATAATCAGTACGACACTATTGCACCTATGGCTAATTTTAAGCTAACTATCTTGGTTCCCTTGCTAGACAATGAGGGAAACCTTAACGGTATTGAATCTATGGTCGTGGCAGTCTTTAAGAAGCTAGCCGCATCATCTATCAAGTACCGCATCGGCTCAGTCAGCGCTCCAAGCGTATTGACCATAGCCTCAGGCGATTTACTTACCTGCGACCTTGCAGTAAGTACCCTAACGGAATGGAGCTAATCGATGGACGATTGGACAAAGGAGCAAGCCGACTTTCTAATCAAGATTGGTCAGCTTCCACTAGCAACACCAGCACCAAAACCAACAACTAAGAAAGACGAGGAATAACCTAAATGGCAGTATTCATGAGCAACAACGTAGGCGTAAAGGTTAACTCTGTTGATCTAAGTGACCACGTTACATCAGTAACACTCAACCGTTCATTCGACGAGCTTGAGGTTACAGCTATGGGTGATTCAGGACATAAATTCATTAAGGGTCTTGAAGCTTCATCTATCACAATTGACTTCTTAAACGATACTGCAACCGCAAACGTACTAGCTACGCTTCAGGCTGCATGGGGTACAAACGTGCCTATCGTTCTTCTCCAGTCAAAGGGAACTGCAGTATCAGCGACTAACCCTCTCTATACCGCTACTTGCCTTATTAACAACACAACCGACATCAACGGCGCAACAGGTGACCTATCCGTGCAGAGCCTCACCTTTAACGTGTCTGGTACAGTTGCAGTTGCAACAACAGGCACATTCTAAGAAGATAAACAAAGGGGCAAAACATGGCAAAGCTAAAGGTAACAAGGGCAGACAATTCAGTAACAGAGTATGAGATTACTCCGCTGATTGAGTACGCCTTCGAGCAATATGCCAAGAAGGGCTTTCACAAAGCTCTCCTAGAGGATCAGAAGCAGTCAGACATCTACTGGCTCTGCTGGGAATCTATCCGTCGCTCAGGGGAAACAGTCAAGCCATTCGGCGAAGCTTTCCTAGAAACACTAAAGGCGGTTGAAGTCCTAGACTCCGACCCTTTAGACTAGATCGGAACTCCGTCACTTATACCGCCGCGAGGTTGTCGTATGAGTACGGGGTTCCGTTCGAGTCGATAGTCAATCTATCGCCTATGGCTTTTAAAGCACACATAGCAGTATTACAGGACTTGGCAAAGGAGCGGGAGAATGGCAACAGAGCTAAAGGGCGCACTTAACTTGCGCAAAGCTCTCAAGCAGTTCGAGCCTGACCTTGCTAAAGAAACCACTAAGCAGATTGCAAGCTTTCTCAAGCCTGTTGTAAGAAACGCTAGAGGGTTCATGCCTTCTAATGCTGATGTGCCTAGCGGATGGCTCAAGCGCCCTAATGCTAAGGGTCGCTGGTCAACACGATTCTATGATCAGACTACGGCTAGACGAGCTATTGGATACAAGACAAGCCCTAGCAAGCCTAACCGTAACGGCTTCGTATCTCTAGCTTCTATCAATAGCAAGAACATCGGCGCAATTATTTATGAATGGGCTGGTCGCACATCTGGAATTGAAGGCAACTTCACCCCTAAGCTTGGCGGTCAACTTAAAGGCAAGAACAAAGGAATGACTGGTAGAGCCCTGTTCAGAGCCTACGCAGAAGATGAAGGCAAAGCTCGCGGTAATGTAATCAAAGCCATCGAAGCATCTGCTAAGAAGCTAAACGCAAGGAGCAAAGCATGAGCCTAATCTCAATTGATATTGCAACAGAATTTAAGGGAAAAAAGGCTTTTGACCAAGCTGGAAAGTCAGTCAGCTCTTTAGATAAAGCAGTCAATAAGCTAGGAAAGCAGATTGCTGGAGTCTTTGCCGTCACTAAGGTTGTGGCGTTTGGCAAGGCATCTCTGAAAGCTTTTGTAGAAGATGAAGCAGCCGCTACTCGACTAGCCACATCAGTTAAGAATCTCGGTCTAGCCTTTGCTCAGCCTGAGATTGATCAATATATCCGCAAGCTAGAGAGCTCATCTGCCGTAGCTGACGATATGCTCCGACCTGCTTTCCAAGCCCTTTTGACTACAACTGGATCACTAGCTGATTCACAGAGAATACTTGGCATAGCACTTGAAACCTCACGCGGTACAGGAATCGAGCTTACTACCGTAGCTAAGGATTTAGCCAATGCCTATGTAGGTAACACTAGAGGACTTCGCAGATATAACTTAGGGCTGACTCAAGCAGAGCTCAAGACTGTCAGCTTTACAGAGGTACAGGCAAGGCTTACAAAGCAGTTCTCAGGCTCTAATGCAGCTTTCTTAGACACTTATGCTGGCAAGCTACAAGTGCTCACCGTAGCCGCTGGTAATGCTCAAGAAGTCATCGGCAAGGGTCTAGTCGATGCGCTAGTTCTAGCAGGTGGCAAAGATGGTGAAATCCAAGATGTAGCCGATGCTATGCAAAACCTTTCTACATATACTTCTGATGTTATTCGTGGCGTTGGAGTTCTAGCAGGAAAGCTAAACAATCTTTCTCAAAAGACTGGTGGCTTTGGTCTTAAAGAACTTATTCCTGCCATCCCTATTCTTGGCAGTTATCTTGCAATTTTAGAACAAGCAGGGCGAGAGTCACGCCCACGCCCTAGAGCTAATCGAGAATTCCGCGGTGGTAGTGGCGGCAATCTATTCGACCTTAATGTATCTAGACAGTCTAAGATTGATAAGGAGCGCGCTAGATTAGCGGCTCAACAACTTAAAGCACAGAAGGCATTAGCCGCTGAGCAGAAGAAGCAAGCCATGGCTAAGAAGCAATCAGCTCTCTTTGACCTTGAGCAGATTCAGCTTATTGCCGCTCTCAAGGGCAATCTGTCTAAGGAAGAACAGGATCGTGTCAAGCTTCAATTAGCTTTGCTCACAGGCAATACTGCAGAAGCAGATAAGTTATCCCAGAAGATTGCTATGAGTATTGACTCTACAGGCGCTTTAGCTAAATCACTTAAAGATTTGCCAGATGCTAATAACCCTTTCAAGAATTGGGATGCCTACCTAGATACCGTACTCGTTAAGGCTAAGGAAGTAGCTAGACTCGGCTCAGGAGGTGGCTCTGGTGGCGGTGGCGGTACAGGTGGCTTAACAACCGTACAAACAAACGCCGTATCAACAACAGTATTCAATTCAATCGGCTCAGCTAATGCCAGCACTCGGACTGCAGATGAAGCAGCTCGCCTTTATGGTGGTATGGGCCCATCTAAGATTGTGGTTCAGATTGATGGCAAGGAGATTGCATCAGCCGTACAGACTCAATCCTTGACTGGCAACAATCCAATCGTGGACAGGTTACTAGGTCAGTTTAGATGAGCCTACCTGCCAATATAGCCGTAAGCTTTGACTTTAGCTCAGGCGCTACATTCGGCTACCCATTTACTATCGGTGATGATAAGTATGGAATTATTGGCGTATCTCAACTAGCTGCTTCTACAGTACCTATCCCTATCGTTGATCTAACTCCTAATGTCCGTAACATCACCATCAACCGTGGGCGCAACATCCAGAGCGACCAGTATGTTGCTGGCGATGCAGTCGTACGAGTTCTCGACCCAGATGGCGCATGGAACCCACAGAATGTAAATAGCCCTTATTACCCATATCTAGTACCGCTCCGCAAGCTTCGCATCTCAGCTACAACCAGCACACAAGATGCTTTTCTATTCTCAGGCTACACAACCGAGTACCGCTACTCTTTTCCGCAGGGTCAGGAAGTGGGTTATGTTGACATCTACTGCTCCGATGCTTTCAAGTTATTTAACTTAGCTCAGGTTCAGACCGTAGCCGACTCAGGAGCAGGGCAGAGCACAGGCACACGCATAGGCAAGATACTAGATCAGATAGGCTTTCCTTCTAACATGCGTACTCTGGCAACAGGCAACAGTCTTTGCCAAGCAGACCCAGCTACTCTACGCACCGCACTTGGGGCATTGAAAAACTGCGAGTTTAGCGAACAGGGAAGTTTCTACATCGATGGCTCAGGTACTGCCGTATTTAAGTCACGCAACCAAGTCGTGTCATCTATCTCTGGCACTCCTATTGAGTTTAATCAAACTACTGGCATACCGTATAAGAATCTCGTTTACGCCTTCGATGATAAGCTTATTATCAATCAGGCTAGTATTACCCGTGTAGGCGGCTCAGCGCAGTTTGCCCAGAACGCCACCAGCGTAGAGCGGTATTTCCCTCACCAGTATTCAGTTCAGGACTTGGTAGTAGATACAGATGCCAGCGCCCTCAACATAGCCAGAACTTATGTAGCCACCAGAGCTGAAACTACAATCCGTATCGATGCCATGACGGTTGACCTGCTTAACCCAGCGGTACCAACCAACACCATGATTGCTCTGGATTACTTCCAGAATGTCCGTATTACCAATACAACCAACGATGGTTCAACTATCGTTAAGACCTTGCAGGTTCAGGGCTTGACTTGGAATATCAGCCCTAACGCTATGGATGTAACCGTTACAACACTCGAACCCATAACCGATGGATTCGTGATAGGAAGCGCAGAACGCGGTATAATTGGCGTGAGCGCGATGACTTACTAGGAGATATAAATGGCAACAGGCTTCCCAGCAGTAACAGGTGACATCCTCACCGCGGCTGCATATAACGGACTCGTCAACTTCACGATCACAACCAACACCAATGATGCTACTGCCGTTCTCAATGACCAGTATCAAGTCCTAGAAATCATGAATAAATCAACCGCTATTGCCTTTAACCTTCCTACCAATGCCAGCGTAGCCTTCCCAGTCGGCACAGTCATCACAGTCCTCAATATCGGCACAGGTACTTGCACAATCAAGGCAGTCACATCAGGCACTACTACAGTTCTATCAGCTGGAGCAGTAGCCGCTCAGCCTACTCTTGGACAATACAAGTCAGCTGCATGTATTAAGACTGCAACTGATACATGGTATGTGGTGGGCGCAATTGCTTAATAATGTTGTAGCTTGCTTGAGTGCACCTAAGCCTGCTTTATCTGTTCAATACTTGGTTATTGCTGGTGGTGGTGGAGCTTCTGGTTTCTTCGGTGGCGGAGCTGGGGCAGGTGGATACAGATCATCTATCTCTGGAGAATCATCAGGTGGCGGAGCTTCTGCAGAAAGCGCACTCAGTTTATCTGCAAGCACTAATTATTCTGTAACTGTTGGAGCTGGTGGAGCAAAGAACGCTTCAACCTTTGCAAACGGTTCTAACGGTATTGCTTCATCATTTTCTACTATTACCACAGTTGGTGGCGGAACATCAGGAAACGCTGGTTCAGCTGGTAATGGTGCAGCAGGTGGTTCTGGTGGCGGTGGAGGTGGCGGAACAGGTGGCACAGTACCTGGCGGTGCTGGTACGGCTAATCAAGGTTATGCAGGAATTGGCGGAGATGGAAGTAACGGCGGTGGTGGTGGCGGAGCTGGTGCAACAGGCTCTGGTCGCGTAGGTGGCAACGGCGTAGCTTCATCTGTTACTGGTAGTTCTGTTACAAGAGCTGGCGGCGGTGGTGCTACATCCGATAGTGCAACAACCTCAGCTGCAGGTGGCACAGGTGGTGGTGGAGCTTCTGCTTCATCGGCTGCTAATGCAATTGACGGAACTGCTAACACAGGCGGTGGCGGCGGTGGCGGTCGTAGCAGCGCGGTTAATGATGGTGGTAACGGTGGCTCTGGTGTTGTAATTCTTAGATACCCAACCGATTACTCAATTACTATTGGCGCAGGTTTAACTGGATCAACTGCAACTGTTGGCGCAAACAAGGTGACAACAATTACCGCTGGCACAGGAAATGTGAGCTGGGCATAATGGCACATTACGCGTTCTTAGACGATAGCAATAAAGTTACAGAAGTTATTGTCGGCATAGATGAAACAGAACTTATTGAAGGCTTGAGCCCTGAACAATGGTACGGACAATTTAAGGGTCAAACTTGCATCCGTACTAGCTACAACGGCAAGATTCGCTATAACTATGCTGGCATTGGTTATACCTACGATCCAATAGATGATGCCTTTATTGCACCAGCTCCATGCGAGCATGACGAATTAACATTAAATGATGCGAAAAAATGGGAGTGCTCTAATGAAGCCCATACTCTGTAAGGCTGGGCAACAGTTAAGGGAACAATTCGATGATACCTTCCCTGATAGAGATCGCACTTCCGATGGATGGATTGGCGACACACGCCATTCAGCGCGCCCTAGCGACCACAATCCTGATGCAGAAACAGGGATGGTTAGAGCAATCGATGTGGATAGAGATGTGTCTGGTTCAGCCAAGCCCGACCTCATGCCCGATATTGCTAATCAGATTCGACTCGCGGCAAAAGCAGGTGACAAGCGAATTGCCTATGTCATCTTCGAGGGAAGGATTGCAAGCTCTCGCATGGGCTGGCGCTGGCGCAAGTATAAGGGAAGCAATCCGCATAACAAGCATTGCCATATTAGCTTCACTACAAAGGGCGACACAGATAGTTCATTCTTTAATATCCCGATGTTAGGAGCAGAATAAATGGAAGCAGTAATTATTGGAGCACTTGGACTAATGGCAATTCCTGCTATTCGTGCAGCTATTAAGTCATACCGATCTAAGAAGGCTCTCGCTGATGTAGCCGTAGATGCCATCGAAGCGG